CCGAAGCCGTACTTGCCGGAGTAGGGAGAAGCGGGAGGGTCAAACAAACCCGCGGCCTTAGGGCCCGCCACATTTGTCATTGCTGCTCCACACATCACGCCACCCCCGGGATGCTGAGGCTGGTGCTAGCCATGTCGGTCCGTAGCTTGCGACGACCGACCCCGGCCCGGGCAACGACAGGCACGGACATAGCGTCGGTGCCAGCCACGCCTTGGGCCGTTGGCATCTGGAGAGCGCCTGCTGCGGCTTGGGCCACTGGGTTAGGGGCAGGCGGGGGCGGTGCTTTGCTGATCGCTAGCTGCTCCTGGTACTGGGCTTTCTGGGCAGCGGCCTGCTCCTGTTGCATGGCTATCTGTTCCCGCTGGAGCTTCATCTGCTCCTCCTGCATCCGGATCTGGGCGCTGTTGTCAGGCGCTTGACCGCCACCACCTCCACACATAGGTCATCCCTCGTTTTGTTGTTCAAGATAGACGGCCCATAGCATCCGGACCAGCTGACGAGCACCGACCTGCATCCAGATCTCACGCTCAGTAGCGCCAGGATCAGCGCAGGCCTCGGGGTGGATCTCGTCCAGCCGCTTCAGCAGGGCTTCATCGAGCGGGGGGAACAGGTCATCCATTGGCTTTCATGGCGGGGTCACGGCCTGGATCCCACAGCTCAACGCTACCGGACGTGAAGTCATAGTCCCCGTACCGCAGGATGCGGGCCATGCGGGCATTGAGCAAAGCATCACCAAAGGTCTCGCCCCCCTTTCTGTAAGCACCGACGACGGCGTCCCACATCTCCGGCAAGGTCTTGCAGTCGGCCAGCAACTTCTCCGCCTTGACCGGGCCGAACCCTTTCAGCCCTGGGTAATTGTCACTGGCGTCGCCGACCAAGGCCTGGGTCATCCAGTTCCGGTTCGCGTCAGGGAGGGTGTTGACCTCCATCTTGTCCATGCGCAGCAGCTGACCTGGGATCGTGCGCATGTCTTTGTCGGCCGTGACCATGACCGGGTCCCGGTACTGACCACTGGTCATCAGGATCCCCATGACGTCGTCGGCCTCAAGGTTGTCGTGGCACCGGGTCGGCCACTCAGCAGTGACCCAGGCCCGTAGGTCCTTCAGGCCCAGCGGCTTACGACGGCCCGTGCGGTTCGCCTTGTACTCAGTGGACAGTTGGTGCCGGAAGGTCGGGTAGCTGGACAGGCACATGACCACGTCGTTGACACCCGTCGCCTCTTGCCACTTGGCGACCTGGTGGGTGATGTAGCTCTTGGCATCTGATTGCTCTAGGTGCAATGTGTTGATCCATTCGTCCCACCGAATGTCACATTCACACGCGGCACACGCGGCGTACAGCAACCAGTCAGCGTCAATTAGCAGAGCCATGTTTGGTGTGGGATGTAAGTGGTTTGTAGACGCAGCACTTGGACGCGAACGTGTACGCGGAGCTCAGGCACTCGGGGAACCCGAAGTCACAGATGCCGGAGTCGTCGCCGAGATGCAGGCAGGTGCGACACGTGAGCCGCACCACGGGCACCACCGGGTCGGCCTTGGGCCGGTGGTACTTGTCGCCACCTTTGTGCCCAGGTTTCGGGATGGCCCGCAAGTCGAGGTCTTGGCCCGCCCATGACTTCCAATTCACAATGCGGCTGACGCAACTGACGTTCACCCCTAGGTCCCGGGCGATCTGGGACGCAGAGACCATGTCGCAGAGATGCTGCAACCGGATCTCGCGCACGGTCTTGGCGTCGAAGAAGGAGTTCGGGTTGGCCATCCCGTTGCTGGCGCGGAGGGCCATCAGTAAGAAATCCCCACGCGAGCCGTCCCATCAAGTGGCACTCGTAAGCGGTACGCAGCACCTGCTGACAAGTCGATGCTGTTGCAGCCGCAGCGGTCAGTGATGCGCACCATGAGCGACCGGTTGCCGTGGGTGACCCTGACCCTGGTATTGCAAGGAAGCCATGGATGGGCGGCGGACACGCCCCAGTGCTGGTAGGTGCCACCGCAGGCGTCAGCCCTGTTGTGATACCAGCTGTCGTACACCGTGGCGGTGACGGTCCTGGCTTGGGCTGGTGCGGTGAGCATGGCCAGTAGAAGCAAAAGTTTTCTCATGTTCCGAAGTAATGGGACATAGGTATAATCAACCGACCGGTGTCTTGGTTATACACCAGCTTGTCGCATGGCCCTGTTGCACCAGAGAACCGGTTCTTCAGGACCCGTAGCTGCAGCTCGTTGCGTTCAGCTGCGTCACCTTGCTGATTGCGCTCTGCGCCGACCACCATGTCGCTGAGCTGCGCTATGGCGTGGCTGCCCCGCAGGTGGCCAAGGCTGGTCTGGGCCCCCTCTTCGTGGCCGCGGCCCTCTGGTCGCTTGAGGTGTGAGACCAGCACCAGCCCAATGCCGGTCTGTTCAACCACCTGGCGCAGCTTGGTGCAGGTCACGTCGATTGCTCGTCTCTCGTCGAGATCCGTGAGTCCCGAGATGACGATGGTGAGGTGGTCAAGGACGACGACGTCCACTCCCTCAGCATCTGCGAGATACCTGATCTTGCTGATGAGATGGTCGGGATCCATAGATCCGAAGTGGTCATACAGAAAGCAACGGCCAGTCCCAAAGACGCGGTCAAAGCCCGCTCTGATTTCAGTTTCATCTGCAGCGTTGGGGTCAAGGTGGATGGGTTTGTTGAGCTCAAGGCCGACGATCCCCTGCATCGTGCGTTTCGTGGATTCCTCCAGGGCGATGTACCCGACCCGGAGCCCAGCCCGCAAGAAGTGGTGCGCCCATTCCCGACAGATGCTGGACTTGCCGACGCCGGACCCGGCACACAGGGTCACCATCTCGCCACGCCTGAAGCCACGGGTCATGGCGTCGAGCGCCGGCCATGGGTACGGGCAAGCTGAGTCGGTGCTGGGCTTGATGAGCTCCGCCCACAGGTCGTTGGCATTGACGATGCCGTCGGGCCTGGTGGGTGTTGCCTTCCAGAGCAGGTCCCGCAGGATCTCCCCCTCGCCAGCGAGCAGCATCTCGTTGGCGTCTTTACGGGGCAGCTGGCACACGGCCACCTTGCCCAGCGGGAGTACAGCCACGCAGTCAGCTGCTGCCTTGACGCCTGCTTCATCGGAGTCGAAGCACAGCACGATGCGTGCGAACTGCGACAACCAGGCGGCGTTGGCAGCCAGGTACTTCTTGGCAGATTGGGCCCCGTTGGGCAGCGACACCACCGGGTACTTGTTCCCCTGCACCTGGGACACCGACATCGCGTCGATCTCGCCTTCGGTGACGGTCACGAACAGGCCTGTGCCACCGCCATGGCCCTGTCGCCAGAGGTGCTGGCCCCACAGCTGCAGGTTGGCACTGTCCCCCAGCCAGCGGAACCGCTTGTCGGCGGTGCGTATGTGCTGGGCCACCACCTTGCCAGCCTGGTTCCGGTACGGCGCCACTTGGACCGGTGTCCCGTTCTGGGTGGAGGACCCGTAGCCAAACAGGGTGCAGGTCTCAGCCGTCAACCCACGCTTCGGCATGGGCCGGGGTTCAACGAACTCAAGGATCGGCGTTACGGGTGGCGGGAGTGGTTCCATGCGGGGTTCGGGCTTGTCGGTCTTGGGCTGCTCCTGGTACCCGCATCCGAAGCAGGTTGCGTGACCGTCGTCGTAGCGGGCCAGGTTGTTTTTGGATTCGCATTTGGGGCACGCCTCATGCTTCAGGAACTTGGAGGGCATCAGCCTTGGCGTTGGCTCAACGCTTCCAGCAAATCGGCCGCACGATTTAGCCGACCAGCCGCCTGGGTGGCTTTTCGATTAAAGGCATAATCGTTGGCCGCCTCCCTAATCCACTTGACTGCCTCCGCTGTTTCCCCGTCGACAGGCAAGAAGCCTGGCTCGCATAAGAAAGGAAAGGATCTTTCCCAGGGAAACCGATATGCGTTGCTCATGATTGTGTCCATGTAGTTGGGATGTTGCCTTCGCACCAGGCGAACCCGTGCCTTGTGGCCCACTGGGCGTACGTGATCGACCGGTGCGCTCGACTCAGCTTGACGTCCGCTTTCTGGAAACAGAGCCTGATGTCCAGGCCTGGGTGCTGTGCCTTGACGGCCAGCATCTTGCGCCTGTCATCGGAATCAAACAACCCCTTGGTCTCG